GTATTATTGTCGTCTGCACCTTGTGCGGCGACGCGTAACGCCACCCTAGAAGGGCTGGGTGAGATTGGATCTCCCCGCCTGGTCTAGGGACCTGCTATTTTGGTTGGGTAGCAGGTACCACCACCACAACCACTACTTCTATGAATCCGAAACCCAAAGTTGATGATTCAAAGAGGCCACGCCGGGGGAATTGGAAGCCCAGGGTTCCCGCTAGGTCTAATGCTACTGTGCCTAGGAACGCGGCTAAGGCCGCGCAAATCCAAGAGAGCAAGGTCCAAAGTTTGGAAAAGGAATTGGGAAAAGTCGATGCTCTACTTGATGCCTGCTGCGATCGTCAGGTTGTTCCGCCTGCAGCAGAAGACAAGTCTTGCTCATCTGATATTGAAGAGAGCATAAATAGCCGAGGCTATGTTGTCCTACACGATGGTGGGAGTGTGTGGGTGAGACTTGTGAAAATGGCCATGATTTGCGTTATTAGCTTTGTTTTTGATTTGCCCTTTTGCTTAATCATATTTTTGCTGTCCGCAATTTTTGACTCGGTATTTATTCCCAAGAATATCGAAATGGTGTCATGGCCCATGTTTAAGCGCATCTGTTGCGACTTAGACAAAACGCGCATTAGGAGGGGGAGCTTGCGCTTTTGGGCGCTTCGCTTCTTATCCATTTTTTCGCAATTGCCGTTGGTGTTGGAAGATCTGGAATGTGCAAAAGCACCAGATGAAGATGTGCGTAGTGCCAATATCGTTATGGCCAAGAAGTCTGCCAGATCCTCCTACTTCATCCATGCTCGTGTTCGCCGCGGTGCTTGCATTTATGGTGAGCTTATCTATAATGAAGAATTGGTGCAAGTGCTGCTCAGGACCTGCAAGAACGATCTTTCAGATGAACAATTCCTGGAAGTTGCGGGTATGAGAGCTGGAAATTTCGTCATTCTGAATGGGAGCCCAGAGATTTGGGCCTGCGCACAAGCTGGCAGCTTGAGGGTAGCATCCCTGCTATATGCCAATAGGCGGGATCGCCTGTTAGACGATTCATCGCATTTAAACTCGGTGGGGCTAGTATGGCCATGGAACTTTACTCCTATGGATATCGGATTGGCGATACTAGCCTACCAAAAATACCGCCTATTTGGCCTAGTGCCCGAGTTGTTGCAAGGAAATTACCTTGTTATATTCGTAGGTGCTGCCAAGCTTGTCTTGGCCCGGTGGTCTTTGGGATTTGCCCGCCGATGGCTGATCCGTTTGATGACGAGACTCTGGTCGCTGGATGCAATTACAGGTTTCTTCGGAAGCATCCAGGCATGGGTAAACGGCATCGCCGCCAATTTCGCCGCTTTGTTAGGGGTTGGATTGAGCGACATCTATCTCCGCTTGAAGCCGATTGTGATCTCTCAGTTGATCATTGGCTGGAACAGAGCAATTACCCTGAGTGGCGAAAGCTGGAATTGCGCCGTGTGTGGGATAAGTTCCTTGGTACTTTACGTGATAAAGACTTTGAATGCAATTCATTCTGCAAGAGAGAGAATTATCCTTCATACAAGCACGCTCGCGCAATCAATAGTAGATCCGATACATTTAAGTGCTACAGCGGTCCTGCGTTCCATCAGATCGAGAGTCACTTATTTGTACTTCCTAATTTTATTAAGCATGTCCCTGTTGGTGACAGACCTCTTCATCTACGCAAATTCTTTGGCGAGACGACAGGTCCGTTTTACGAGACGGACTATTCGTCGTTTGAGAGCCATTTCTCCCCGTCATTAATCAGAGATTGTGAATGTCAGCTGTACCAGTATATGTTGAAAAATTTTCCTGATGTGTACAGCAATATTAAGAAGGGATTGACTGGGAAGAATGTGTGCAAATTTAAGAATTTTACGGTTAAGGTGAATGGGGTGAGGATGTCAGGGGACATGTGTACTAGCTTGGGAAACGGATTTACTAACTTGATGGTTGTGGAGTACATTGCCTCGTTAAAGGGAGGTGAGTGTAGAGCCTTAGTGGAGGGTGATGATGGTTTGGTTACTAGCAACGTTGAATTATGTGATGACGATTTCACGAAACTAGGATTTGAGATAAAGATCAATCGATATGATAGGATAGAACAGACTAGTTTTTGTGGGTTGGTCGTCAGTCGGGAGAATACGATCATGTATGACCCGATCAAGTTGCTAACTAACTTTCCGTGGTCACATTCTCGCCAAGCTTTTGGCCGGAAGGTCAAGAAACTTGGATTATTGAGAGCCAAGGCATTGAGCTTGATTTATGAATTGCCTCGGTGTCCTATCGCTACTGCGATTGGCTTGAGGTACGAAGAGCTTACTAGGAGCGTCATGCCAATATTTCCTGATGATGTGTGGTCTCGTTGGCGCATCAGCATGTGGGATAGCGCTAAAGTCGAGCCGATATCGGAGTCGATCCGTGTTGACTTTGAACTGAAATATGGAATCCCTGTCAGCATGCAGAAGATCATTGAGGACGAGATCATGCGCTCCACCCTGGACCGTCTAGGTGACTGGGCTGTTAGGGAGTTGCTGTCCACGTCAGGTGATAGCGTGGATTTTTGGAGCAGGTGTGTGACTTTGACGAAGAGCAATGTTGAGAACTAACTCCTGGAGCATGAGAATAAACTGCTCAAGTCGCGCTTTAACTAGCCTGGCGGTCGAGTGTGACTCCGACGAAAGAGACACATCTCATGGAGTGTGAGATTAACTCACTCTGGTCGTGCTTTAATTAGCCCGACGCCGTGAATACCTCCGGCTAATGAGAGAGATCTTGCGCTGAGAGGCTGTCAGTGCAATGGGGTCTGACCGTGTAGATTCACCAAAACGTTGCTGATGTTCAGCGTAAATAATTACGTGCTAATACAAATGCCGAGAGACTGCACGGTGAAAGGGACATTACCCTTCGGTCAGATGAACAGTCCCCTTGTAGACTAGGGCATCCCATACATGTCTACACGAAGAGAAAGAAACATTACTCTGGATGCTCTGGTCCAAGGTAAGAAGATTACTACAGAGGGAGCGGACTGGTTCAGGCTGGCACTTGACCCTTTCCACGACTTTAATAGGCCGATTGCTGGATACCCCGATGCTGACGGGTCACACACCGTCGTGTCGTGCTTCCAGCACGCTTATGATCTTGCTAAGCCAGCGGGCGCCACTACGTGGGACGCCCACATCTTCACTCTCCCAATCACTTGTGGAGGAGTGATGAACGTTATGAACTGCACAGGTGCGACTGCGCAGTGTCAGGAGACGGCGATCACAGCTGATTTAGGAGCAATTAATATGATCACCGCTGATCCTGGCGAGTCATTATTCCCGGATACCCCAGCTTGGGCTCCCGTCAATGGCGCTGTTGCCAATATTGGATTTGGCAGCACGGCCAATGTCGGTAACTCTAGGATTATTGGCTGGGGACTTGAGGTTGTCAATACTACCGCTGAAATGTATAAGCAGGGTGCTTGTACTGTATATTGTCAACCACAAGCTCCCACTTTGTGCAATAATTTGGAAGTTCGTAATGCAGCTGATAATAAAGTTGGAGAAACTTGTTCTACCAGACTACAAAGTCCTCCATCTACTGTTGCTGAGGCTGTGCTGTTAGGGGGCACGCAGCAATGGGCTGCCAAAGATGGCTGCTATTTGATTGTTCCTCAGTCTAGAGTTGAGAATCCCATAGCTAGTCAGTCTTTGATCTCCTACCATTTTTGCCGAGATGCTCAGGTTGGTGCGGGGGATGCTGTTGTTCATGCCCCATCCACTTTTTCTGGGACTCAAACGGGAGCAACTCCATTACATTCAGATCTATGGGGTCTTTCTGCTAAGATTGTTCCCTTCAATACAGTTGGTGCGTTCTTTACGGGACTGTCGGCTGAAACAACTCTTAGGATTAAGGTGAAATGTTATGTTGAGAGAACTCCTTGTTTTACAGACGCATCATTGTGCGTTCTAGCGAGCCCGTCCGCTCCATATGATGGGCGGGCGCTTTCGCTTTATTCTGCCGTTGCTGGCAGAATGCCCATAGGTACCATGGTCTCTAACAATGCATCTGGTGATTGGTGGCGGATGGTGTTGTCCGTCATCAAGAAAGTTGCGGTACCTATTGGACTGACGTTGGAGCCTTTTGTGCCTGGCGCTGCTCCCGTGGCTGGAGCAGTAGTCGCGGGCATAGATGCTGTTGAGAAGATTGATGACTCCAAGTCAAAACCGCAGCCACCGCGTAAGCCACCTAAACCTCGGAGGGCGCGAGGGTCCTCAGCGCCTTCTGCGAAGCAGTGAGAGGCTCCGGCATGACTGATGGCTCTATGTCATGCTGTGTAGAAGAGCTTGCCACCACTATTCGTGGTGTCGTCGTGCACCCCGACGTTAAATATGGACTGGGTAAATCCTTTCCGTGAAGTGTGATCGTGCT